GAAGTTTGTTAACGCAATATGCGAGCCTTCGTGTAATGCTAATCCAACTGCTGAGTCAAAGTTTTCGCCATCTAATTTGGTACCGATAACAACTCGCTCACCATCTGTATAGCTATTGTCTGAACTTTGAAATACTACTGGAATTTGCTTACCGGTAACAATATTAACAAAGTTACCAATTGCTCTTTGTGTTGCGGCTAATTTAGTATAATCAACTCCAGACTCTCGTTTGAAGTCAGTATCAAAATCATCCATCCAAAAACTAGATGCTTGATTGTATTTATACTTGCCGTTAATGATTTTGTTGATAATACTCATAGCTCTTTATTTTTATATAATATAAGAAATTCATTCCAATTATCCAACCAGAACAGTAAAAAAGGAGGCAATTTCTCGCCTCCCCTTTTGAGCTATGAAAAATTAAAATGGCATCGCTTCTTCAACGACCTCCGTAGATGTATTGAAGATGTCATTGATTTCAGTTGCCATATGTTTCTGGATGATTTGCTTAACAAAAGTCCTTTCAGAATCCGAACCGCCTGATGCATCAAAGAATGGAAGAACTGCTACCTCGGCTGCCTCAGTGAGAGAGAAGCCATCTGCTAACAACTCACAAATGCGAACTGTCATACGAGTAGATACCATTGTGGTAAGTTTACCGTCTTCTGATCTCCATTCTTTACGGGTTGCATCTGCGATGTCAGCCACTGCGTGAATCATGTTTGCAGTTACTGAGTCACCAAAACGACGAGTCAATAAGGCTTCTTCTTGTGATAAAGAAAGAATATCTACCTCGATAATCTCAAAACGATCCATCAAGGCACGGTCTAATACTCGTGTCGATGTATACTCAGTACCAATGTTTGCCGTAGCAATAAAGGATACACCAGGAGCTACTTTTACCAATGGAGCATTAATATCCTCATCTAATCGAAGATATCGTTGGCCTTCATCTAACACTGTCATAAGGATGTTCCATGCTTCTGGGTGCGCGCGAGACAACTCATCCATAAGGATAACTGCATTCTCAGTTTGAATTGCTTTTACAAATGCCGACTCATCGAATGTGGTTTCGCCATCTTTAAAGTGGGTGTTACCGATAAGTGTGGATCGAGGATCCTGTGTAGCACCTAAGTTAAAATAAAAGAAAGGACGATTGGTTGCTATTGGCAAATCCTTTGCTGCTTGTGTCTTACCACATCCTGCAGGACCAACCATCATGATATTCTTACCTCGCACCGCACTTCGTACCAAATACTTCCATTTAACATCAGACATCTCCAATGTAGCCGGTTTAATCTTATGGGCATTATTAATAAGTTGCAATACTGGATCTACGTCTTTTTTCATTTCTAATACCGGTTCTGTTTTAGGGATATCTGATTCACTGCCGCGAGATGCTCTGCGAGCTCTACCAGTGCTTTCATCGAATACTAACAACTCATCATTGTTAAAAGCATCGCGAATCATAATTGATCGGAAAAGATCCGTGATATCACGATCACTACCTAATTCCAATACTACACGTTTACCATTTAATAAGGTTGGTACACCAATTGTCTTGTTTTTCATAACTCTTTATTTTTCTATATAATAAGAAATAAGAGTTAAGAATCCAACCGATCAGTGGATTTTTTATGTTTCTTTTTGCGGGAATATGATTTTTTAGATGTGTGTACAATCGGTCGGGTAGCTTGCCAAATTTCCTGCATAGTAATTTCGATCTTATGCAGTTTAGGATCCGGATTGGGGTCTTTGTTCATGATATTTGTTTTACTACTTGTCCTGTTCGGTATTAGCGTTTAAAACTTGTTGAAATGCTTGTTCATATGCAGCTGCAGGATCATATTTATGCTGACCTGCCAATGTTTTTGCAACACTCAACACTTCTTCACGTATGCCATATGCGTGAGCCTCAAACAAAATGGCTTCTATTGTATTTGAATAACACATAACTGATAATAAGAAATTAAATTTAAATTACCAAGCTCGACAAGACCAATATCTTGCACTAGTTCGTGGGCCTGGATTGTCACAATTGTGTCTAGCTCGAAATGACTTTCTACGAGCTGGAATATTTTTTTTAATTTTCATGTTAGGATCACCGAAGTTAACTTTAACTACATTACCTTTTGCATTTTTAACATACACAGAACGTTTCTTCGGTCCACCGGGTGTTAAGAATGGTTTGCCTAATTGAACTTTGCGTCCCTGATACTCTGCTTCATTAAGTCCAGAATCTATAACTGTAATGTATTCCGGTTTATCTGTAGAATAACATTCTTTTATAGTTTCAATTAGACATTGTGTACAGTAACTTTCTGCAATTTCAACTTTAACACAATTAGGAACCATCCGGTCACCTTTTTTCTTCATACCTTTTTGTTGGTAACCATCCCAACAATCTTCTGTAATATGTATCATTATATCTCCTGACGTATTCCTAATTTAGGTAAACGAGCTCTCCATACTTTTAAAATGTTTTGTTTATCTTTTTCAGTTATAGATTGATTATTAATCCATACGTTTAAATAATCATCAACGACTTGTTTAAATGGAGTACGTGTTTTTTTAGCTCGTAAATATAATCCTTGAATCATAGCATCAATTTCTTTCGGTAATGTAAAGTAACGAGCTGGTGGTAATCCGCCGGTTTCAATTTTTTTACGTGTTGCTTGATCTGAAGGGATGTATTTTGAATCAATTGTATTCCAACCACTTTGCGTGATATGTTCAATTTCATGACGAAGTGTATCTCGAAGATCCATTGCAATTTCTGATAACGCTTTAGGATAATCTGCTGGATCTAATTTGAAACGTATTTCAATAAGTGGTGCAGCATCAGCTGTGCCTCGTTTTGATTCATTATAAGCATCACCACCTACATGGAGATCATCAAAGCCTTCGATCCATTGCACTTTTAATGTTAAATAAAAATCTAAAGGAATCTCAGTATTTTCGACTTCTTCAAAGTAAATATGATCAAATGCTTGGTCATCTTCAATGTGCGGTATAGTTTCGCCTTGTTTGAAATAAATTTTCTCGCCAGCAAAAAATCCTTCTGGATCTTGGATGCATGCATAACTGTCTTTGATTACTTGTAATAGTTTACGAGATAATGTAGTAACTAAACTATCATATCTTCCTTCAATAATTAAAGACTTCATTGTTATCATACTAATAAATATTAATCTTCTAGTTTATTGTAGTTCCAATATCGTTCTTTTTCCTCATTATATGGATTACCAGTGTTTTGGTAATAACAATTCAAACAAAGCATCTGCAGATTATCTACATTGTGATTAGTTATATCACCATCTATATGATCCAACCTCAAAGGGACAGTGTCGTCAGTTATTCTGCGTTCTGAATAACCGCATATATTACACTCTTCTGGAAATATTCCTAATACCAATAAACGATTTCTGAGTTTCCAATCTGGATACTTAGGATGTTTACCTATTAGTATATTATCAATTGAATATGGTCCGCCATTAGCCTTTTGTGTATCTTTGGGAATACCAACACCAAACTGATTCTTATGCAATTCATACAATGTCTTACCAGAATCTCGGTCCGTATACATTCGTGCATACTTCTTATATGTGGTAAAGGATACTTTTAAAAATACAGCAGCAGCCGCATTGGATTTGGTATTTTCCATAGCATATCGGATTTCACTCTCCGGGATATCTAAGGCAGTTTTACCAATGCCATATACGTATTTATACTGTTTCTCTGACATTAATATACTCCGTGTTTTCGCAGAATTGCTACTGCTTCATTTACAGGTGTTTTAGTTTCATACATTTCCTTCAACTCTGGTTTGAGTTTTGAAATACAATCTGCAAAGAATGTTGAATGCACTTTTGAAGCTTTGCTTACTGCTTCAATCCAATATGAATAAATTGGATATGCTGTATCGAACCGATCTGAATCCGTACGATTATCCCAATACTCAATTTGGTCTTTAAGTGGCCATTGGTCAATTGGAATATTCGGATCTTTTCTAATTGCTGATCTGAATGGAAGATCTTTGTTCTTGTTTTGATTACGTGTTATGAACTTATCCATTAAATTAATAGATCGATCCTTTGGAGACATCCCCGTGTGAGCTGATTTTTTACCCATTTGTTTTTATTTTTTCGGTTAGTATAACTATTTTGCGCCAAGCATCCTCAGCTTTATAAACATGTTTCTTAAATGTAGTTAGATCTACATTTTCTTTAGCTTGCATCGCTTTTTTAAAGTTACGATGATATTTTGCATGTAATATTGCAATTCTTATTTCGATGAGTTTTTTTCGCATTTTTCAATTATTACAGTTAAACCATGTTGAATAAGTCTTCGATGTACAGTTTGACAACCATCATATGAATCTGTAAATACACCACATCTGCCAACGTTATGTGTTATCATAGCACACTGAACTGATTGCAAATATCCATGGCCACATACATCCATTAAGCTATCGATAACATCGTCAAATGTATTATGTTTATCATCTTGTAATACGACACGATGCAAACCTCTTTTACTCGTTGGTTTCTTTTTCGACATCTCTAATAATTGCACATTGTTCATATAACTCATTTTGTTCTGCATATTCTCGGCATTGGGTTAAGAATCTTTTTTTTCTAGTTAAATCCCAAGAATCAGGCCATTCCCAATCATTGGTTGCCATATGATTAATTGATGCAATTAATAACTTATCAATAAAATTTTCCCGCGTCATAACTTATAATATAAAAATAAATTAAATTATCCAAATTTATATAAATTCATTATTTGCCTTTTTCCTCGCGTATAATCAATTCACCTAATACTTCTAAACGACCTACTTCTCGTTGAAATTCAATCTGTGACATTGATGTGGAAATCTTTTTATATGTAGCATCAAATTCTTTTTTAGCTGCATCTAAATCCATTTTACCTGCTGCAGCCTTTTTATAATAAGGCAATTTAACTTTGAAATGATGCCACGTTAAAAGTGCTAATCCACCCTTTTTATGAGCAGTGTTAGCAATCTTCTCAGCTCCAGCTTCACGTGTATCAGCAAATGATTCAAATGTGTCCGGCTTATCTTTTCCTTCAAATAATAAATCATATAGTTTCATTACTGACCTTTATGCTTAAAGTAATTAACTTCTCGTTCGTGTTTTTCTGCTTTAGCTTTGGTTGGAAAGTGTCCTAAGTTTTTACCTGATTGAGATTTCAATTCATAATGGCTTCCAACTTTGCGAATAATTTCACGTACAAAATCTTTTAATTGATCCTGCGTTTCAAATGTTACTGGAACGAATTGAATTGCGCCGGCGTTCGGATTTTCATTTGACGTAAAAGACATATCCATTCCTGAATTTGAATTACGTAAAGTTCCGCCGAATCCCGGCATATTGTTATCTTGTTGGCAATCATCACATTGTCCGCATTCACACATTTTCATTGGTATCCTTGTTTCTATTTTTATACATTGGCCAATTTTCTGTTTTTTCATTGAGCCATGTTTGTCGGTCATCACATCCACAATCTTCATCAAGTAATTGAGCGATTGTCTTTGCTAATTTATCTAACCCAGTTGCACTAGTTATTTTTTTAATATCGTCGCCTAAGCCTTTAGAATGATTTTGCATTTCGTAATCCGTTCATTAAGTACATAGCCAATGTTTTTTGTTGCCCAGTTAATGGTATTTCAAATACATGTTTACCGGGATATGTATATTGTTGTTCCGGATGCATTAATTGCATATGACCCGTATCATCTATTCCTAGGACCTTATGTGGTACATTTTGCATGGTAATTTGATTGCTTGGAATCATTGTGCATTTACCTGGGTGTTTCCACTGACCCATTGCATCAGCAACGCCTCCGGTTTGTTGCATCACATTATCCCAACCTGCAGGATCTAATACTTTTTGTTTCGTTATATGCAAAACCAAAGCCTCAGCAACAGAATTAGTTGGTCTAACGGCATTTTCTACTTGAAGATCCCTCATGGAATCGAAATGTAACAGCGACTTTAAACGTTCGATAAGTCCTTTATTACGAAGATGTTTAAATGCTAAGTTTTCAAGTGAATACTCACCCTCAGCTTCTAATCCTACTTGACGTAAATGTCGAAGTCTAAACAATATATCTTTAATCTTTTGTTCTAAACGAGGATCATCTTCTTTGAGCTTATTGATTTCATATTCATATGGTGCTGCCTTTTGCTCAATTGTAGAATCATCAATTGAAATTAAATCCGCTTTTGGTTTACGGATCCATTTTTTATGTCCAACTGAATATATCCCTACTGAAGAATGTAAATCATCATTTGAATCCTGAGCATACAACTCAATATTCATTCCTTTATATTTCAACGGGAAATTTTGATTCCAAACACTTTTCTTTGCATGAAGATAATTTTTTACTAAATGCATATTATCGCCAACCTCCATGTAATTGATTATAACATGCAAATCAATGTCACTGTATTTAGTCCAGTTATAATTTGCATTACTACCAATCAATATAACATCATACATGGATGCATTGGTTTCTAAGAAGTCATAAAACTTCTGAGCAATCTTCATAAAACCTTCTTGTAGTTCTGGTTTAAGATCGCCATCAATCCATATATCTGGATTCAATTCGCTGTGTGTTTGATATTCTTTTAGCATTTTATATAAATATCATCATTTCCAAAAGAGTTGGACTAATAACAATGAGAATGCTAATCCTAAAGATACACCGGTTTTAAGGTTGATTGCCTCACCTTTAAAAATCAGTGTCATGATTGTGAATATGAAGATACCTGCTACGAATGAGGTAAATCTTCCGGGCCAGAATAACCCATCGAAACCTGAAACCGCGTATCGGGTCGCTTCCATGAATGCGTACGTTATTGGCACCCCTAGCAACATCAACGCGGTTTTATATGTCTTAGCCCAATCCCATATGAGTGGACCATTTGTTTGTATCCAAACTACTGACTGACCTACCAGAAAGATAGTAAAGGATAACGCTATATGTTTATAATTCATTACTATATTATAATGAATTTTTTCGTCATTTCAAAGTTTATTTACGATCACCTTTGTGACCATCAAATTTATCTAAAATAGCATTCAATGCTTCCATTTTGATAAAGCCTGCCATTGATGCATTTTTCAATGCTGACATTAATTGGAAAACGATAAAAGGGACTAATACAGTTTCACTCAACCAACTAGTCCCCTTAAATCCTTTTTCTACCATTAACAACACCGTTAACAATACAATCCATGTAACTAAAGTACGTAATACTTTAATTGCTTTACATGTTTGAAAGCCTTCACGCTTAGTTCCAGCAATAACACCAAAGAACCCATCTACCATTACTACCCCAACCAATGCCAAATACTGATCTGAGTTTGTCATTGCCAAGTTGAAAAAGTAAGAGCATATAAATGCCATAATTGTACCTGCTGAATATATAGCAGCTGTTGCTAATGTAGTTGTTTTCATTCCGTTCTCTTATTTGTAAGGTACGTATGAGGTTGCTCCGCCATTACGAACTGCTTTTAAAATTTGTTTGCGTTGCTTGCCAGTAGACTCATATGATACATGAACCCAGTCTGGTGCTGTGTCTGTTCCAAATTCCCAAATCAATTGATCGAATTCTAAATTGTCTTTAATGTAATCAAATACCATTTTGTTGGTAACACCACCTGCATGGCCATCCATATCGATATCAATAGCTTCACCCGTACAATGCTGAGAAGAAGCGGCGCCGCCAATTGCTTTATTTAAAGCTGCTGAACGATATCCAGATGAAATATGAATTGGTTTACCAAAATGGTTGCGAATTGGTTCGAAAACCCTGTTTGCTAATAATTTGAAGTTTTCAATATGCGCATCAATTGGCATATTAGAAACACCTTTGCGTTTTGCAGTTTCACTGCGAGTAACTTCTGCTAATGATAAGTGTTCACTTAATTGCATGTTTTAATCCTTATTTTACGTATTCGTAATACTTTTTAGTTTTAGTATTTCTATCTTCTAGACCGTGAGTACCACCATTAATGCGTTTTGTCAATTCCAATATAGCCGCATCATTAATTCCTTTGTCACAAATTGCCCACAACTTGTTACGCTCGAAAAAGAACATTGCTGATTCGAATGCATATTTTGTGGCAACTAGGTCAGGATTAGTAACAACTTCGTCGGTACCTAAATATTTAGCAAATGCTTCATAATTAGCTTTACCTGTTAATTGAAGAGCACCACGTCCTCTATATTTCCAACCATCTCCTGATGCTTCATTACCATTACCCATACGATCTGCATAAACTCTGTTAGCAATCTTTTCTGGGTTACGAGCATAAGATTCTTCCAATGTACCTGGGAAATATTTTCCGAAGATACCTTGCAAGCCTTGTGCTGAGTAATTTAAGTTTTCTGAGAATGCTTTGAACCCACCCGTTTCGTGCGAAGTTTGTGCAAAGAAGTGTGCAGCACGTACTGGTGTTAATTTAAGCAATGCCATACCAGCTTTCATTGTTCCAGGACCAAAAGCCCCATCTGCTGCTACGCCTGCTCTTTCTTGTAAACTTTTTAAACTCATTGTTATCCTTATTCTTCTGTAGTATCAGAACCTTTTTTCCCTGCAAATTTTTCTAAACCTGCAATTCCTAAACTTCCTAATGTTACAACTACGAATGAATTGTAGATGTATTCATTAAGTTTTAATTCGTTTCCAAAGTAACCCGTGATTAGATCTATTACCATTGCTAGTGCCATAACTGCGAATGACATAAATCCAATGATTGTTTTTTCATTGAAGTCATTTGAATTTTTAAAAATGTCTGTAAACTTTGCCATTAAACTCTCTCCTTTTTTATTTTTATATAAATATGGCAAAGAAGAATAAAGAATGTTTATAAAATAAATTTTTGATTTGTTTCTGGGTTTGAATATATATAACTACCCCATTTATATTTTGCGTATTCGTGTCCATTCTGTTCGGAACGGCGTCGTTCTTGTTCTTTTTCGGGAGTCATTGTTGACAATGAAACAAAGTGATAAAAATGAACATT